GAACGGATTTGACCGCCATTTAAAGAATAGTATGCATTGTAGCAATAGTAGGTAAACATACCAACAGCTTCACTAATACCACCGTTGGTAACAAACAACCCGTAGCCCATGTCATTTAATTGGGTCCAGTCATTGCTTAATAAACTTCTATATCCTGCTGTAATTAATTCAAAACTTTCCGCTACTGTTCCTCCACTACTTGAAACAGTTTCACCACTGAGCCACTCAACATAGGTAGTGGTACAGGCTGTAACGGTCCATACGCCATTATATCCAACCGCAGTACTAACAAATCCGCTGACATCAATCATGTTTCCTACGGTAAACGGAGCACTAGCTCTGGCTAAAGGGAAAGTTAATCTAGCATAAGTTCCATCGCCTGTGACTGTACACGGAGTTATAATACCAGCTATAGCATTCGTATACGGAGTAGAACTATCTAAAACTAAAGTAGCAGCAGATCCATTTGCTCCCACACTGTAAACAAAATTACGTAGGTAGTTGACAATGTATGTTACACCCTCAACAGTAAAAGGACATGGTAATTGAGGTCTTCTATTAAGTTTGTCTACTTCAAAGACATAATTAGCTTCACTACCTGTTGTGGTTTTGCTGCGTATTCTCATCATTTGATTGCCGGAATAACCGTCAACAAACATACCGCCCGCAAATCTTTGTTCATTGGTACTAGCTGAGAATACCGATCCCTGTTGAGAGTACGGTGATTTATTTAAAATTTGACCTTCTGGATCAAGAACCTGTGCAAACCCCCCGTGTCCTTGAATTGTAATTTGACGAAGAATATTAGCATCATTCATCATAAACACATCAAGTTCTCTATTATCCTTGGGGAAATTTACCTGTTCTGGACTACCAAGCATTCCTAAAATAACATTTATTAAATTGTTCAGGATGCCTTCTGCAGCAGGTTCTCTTGTTAATGAAAAATTAATTTCTTGAAATGCCTCTGGATTAGTATTTGTTCTGGTTATAGGCTCATTTTTAATAACTTTTAATGTCAGCGTATTAAGATAAGATATTGCACCTAAAGTGGGACCTTTCTGATTTCCCTGAGCTGGAAGATCAATAAATCCAGTCTCTGGAGTTCCGCTAATACCAATGGATAGTCTACCACTAGGACTTTGATAATATTTTAATGCAGCTTCGACAGTTCTACTATAGCCGCCATAGGTCATGTCATAAACAATAGCATCAATTATAAGACCTACATCTCTTTTACAAGTGGCCGTATTAAATGATGTAAAAGTTTTTATAACTTCATTTAAAACTTCTTCTTGTAAAAATGTTCTATTTCTTCTTAAAAGAGTTGCTGCATTAACTAATCGACCAGTGTTTTCTAACAATGGCCAAATAGGTCTACTTGGATCAGATAGGTAATGATAACCGTATTCACTAACAGAATAAATTTGCCAGTTAGAAGCAAACATGGACGTTGCGTTAGTAATTTTAGAACCTCTACTAAGTTCGTAAGTTCCTGCCCCTCCAGTGGTTCCTGTTAACTGTCTTAATATACTAGTACCAATATAAACGACTGTTGATCCAACAGCGTTTATCTCCATTCCTGCTGTCAACGACCCGCTTGTTGGCGGAGATAATACTGTTAAAGTAGTTCCAGAAATTGTAGCTGTAAATACTGCTCCGGCAGGAATAGTTGTGGTACCAGTTAAATCATCATGAATTCTAACTTGGAATTGTGTAGAATTAGTAATAGATAAAATTCTTCCTTCGCCTCGCAAACTAGATGATTTCCAAATTTTTCCGACCCAATTAGTGTTTGTTGACCCTGCACCCAAAGTGACAGTAATGTCTCCATTAATAGCACTCGGTGTTGCTGTTGTGTCGATAGCATAATTAATACCAAATAAATTAGTAACTCTCATGTTATCAATGATCGGATCGCGTCTAAAATAAACCTGAGTATAAGGACTGGTACTAACTCCAGGTTTTGGTCTAATTAATGTTCTACGAAATTCTTCACCAATAATAGAAACGTTATTAGCAACTCTCAACGGATAGTTTTCTTCAAATGATCCCGATTCAATTTGAACAGTAAGTTGTTTTGTTTTGATTAATTCGCCATACAATAATTCTTCCCCGGGTATAAATTGTCCGCTAAGGATACCTACATCAAAAATTTCGTTCTTACCAGTACCCGAAGGATATCCTCCCGCCGAATCGTCTAAAATAGCATTGTGCGATAGTATTTCTGCTACTGCTCCAGAGGTTGATCCTTTAATACCTAACCCTTCTCTAATATCTCTAGCTAGAGGATCGTTTGATGCTGAAAAATCTGTTCTAGCACCGTTGGTAAACACAAATAATCTAGGAAGGTAAACTTCAACAGTAGGAAGAGAGGTGTACCCACTACCTGATTGTAATAGTGTGGTGCCAACAATTTGACCACTTGAAACAATAGCAGATGCAGCAGCACCACTACCTCCACCACCGGTGATAATGATACTAACCGGACCGTAGTTAGAACCTGCTGTGGTTATTGATAATTCTGATACTCTATACGTTAAATTAAAGGTAGCACCAGCACCAACAGATCCTTGTTGCGCCACAGACAATGTGGTACCGACGTCGGAAACTCCAGGTAATCCGGTATAATTTCCGTTACCAATAATTTCATATGTAAGTATAGCTCCATTTACATTACTAACACGAAGAATGCGTACACTTGCTCTGCTGGTAAATGTTCCAGGATTTGAAGCCAATCCCATTTGTAAAATATCACCAGCTTTATAACCAGTACCGGAATTTCTTAGTGTAAAAGTGTCTACAGCTAATCGAGGAATGATTACACCGCCGGACCCTGCATTTAATGCTGGTTCAATTTTGGTTAAAGTACAAGGGATACCGTCACTGTACACTAATCTTTTTGCATATACGCTGAGTTCAAACGGACTGTCGGCAATAAGTTTTTCAGCTTCTTTTAAAGCCTTTTCGACAGTTCTGTATGCATATGCTGGTGATCTACCAATTCTATTTTCAGGAATATCATTTCTAGAATCCTGTCCTCCTCGGTTTACATACAATGAAGTTGTACTGGTAAAACTTGAAAGGTCAACATATCTTTTTGATGCTGCAACTAACCCGTCGTAATCTTCATCATCTGCAGTAATTGGATTTCTAGAAAGAACCAAAGGCCCAGTCATAGTTCCGTATGACTCATCATTTAATCCGGTTTCTGGGTTGATAGCATCAACACCTGCAACGGCTATCTTACTATCTGAATATTTTTTAGTTGATGCATCAGAATCCGAAACTGGTGTGGGTAAATTTCTAATTCTGTTTTGTCTAGCATCTAATTCTCCACCTAGTTGTGGAGTTGTATCATTTATAATGTCTTGATTTAACGGTCTTAATGTAATAGTTCCGGCAGTGTCGTCAACATCAATAGCTAATTGTGCTGTACCTTGAATTCTTCTAAATTCAAGGCCGTCTTGTGTTTGATTAACAACTAACAGTTTTCCCTGTTGATTAAGATAGGATCCCGGAGCATCATCTAAATTAATAAATCTAAGTCTTTCACCTAAACCAAGTGATGCATATAATTCTTGGAAGTTGTCGTTTACTTTCTTAAACGAATCGCGAATACTATCGCCTGTGCCGTCGTTGTTGGATAGGCCAACGTCAATTACTTTTCTTACCATGCTAAAGCCCCAATAAAATGTGGTTACCGTAATATTTATTCAAAAAATCTATAAGCCTAACGTAAATATTGTCATGTATATCAAAAGTGAAATTGTAACAGTAATCTATCAGCGTCCTAGCAAATTGGGTACTGTTCACGAATACCAAAGAAAAAAGACCATTGCTCTTTTTATCTGTGATAACTGCGGAAAAAACTTTGAAAGAGAATTAAAAAAGATACAGACTAAACGTCTAAGTAATCACTATTTTCATTGTTGTGCTGAATGCGATTCTAAAAAATTTGCTCAACGTAAAGGAGTTGAGCGTAAGAAAATCTGGGACATGCCCGCTAGCGTTGATATTCCGGTGGGAAAAGTTTAAATTCTAAAGCTTTCGCCGCAGCCACAGCGATCACGTTCTTTAGGATTTACAAAATCAAATCCTTCGTTTAGACCTTTTCTAAACCAATCCATAGTCATTCCGTCTAGATACGGTAGTGCTTTTGGATCTACAAAGATATGAACACCCTCACTGACAAAACTCATATCTTCTTCTATAGGATTATCCACATACTCTAAAACATATGCAAAGCCAGAACATCCAGTAGTTTTTACTCCTACTTTAATTCCATAACCTTTACCTCTACGATCTAGATTTTGCTTGACTTTTTTAGCTGCTAACGGAGTTAGTGATATCATGTTTTTTCTTATAATCTTCTATGGCTGCTTTTATAGCATCTTCTGCAAGTATTGAACAATGTATTTTAACCGGTGGAAGGGCAAGTTCTTCAGCAATACTTGAATTAGTAATCTCTCTCGCTTCGTCAAGCGATTTGCCCTTGACCCATTCTGTGACAAGGCTCGAGCTTGCAATTGCTGATCCGCATCCGTATGTTTTGAATTTGGCATCAGTTATTACTCCATTTTCTACTTTAATTTGTAACTTCATTACGTCGCCACAAGCAGGGGCTCCAACCATACCTGTGCCAATAGTTTCGTCAATATCAAACTTGCCCACATTGCGTGGATTTTCATAATGATCTATGACTTTATCTGAATATGCCATATTAAACTCCTAATCTAATATCAACAACATCCCAGTTAATGATTCTCCAAATATTTGATAGATATTTGGCTTTATCCTGCTGATAGTCAAGAGCCCAAGCATGTTCCCAAGCATCTATTAACAGTGCAATTTTCATACCTTTACGGTATTCGTGATTATGAATAGTATGTAGTTCACCGTCAGTGTCCATATAGATCCAATTAGATCCTTGTGCTGCCATGAACTCTTTTTCAACTGCTTCTTTAAACTTGTCAAAACTACTGTATTTTTCTTCTATTAAGGTTTTACTAATTCCTTCTGGTTTGTTTGCAGCTCTGGGAGGGGCCAGATTGCCAAAAAACAAATTATGTAAAACAGCGCCGCCGTAGTTAAAGTCAGCATCACCTTCTCCTTTATTATATCTCTCTGAATATTTTGCTGCTAGCCCGTCGTAGTGATACTTTACAGTATCTTCGCTCATCACAGGTGCAAGCTCATCTTTACCAAATTTAAGTTTGTCTTGGTAAATTTCTCTTCGATCTTTAGATTCTTGTAAACTTTTAATAAAATGTAGCATGTCTATATTTACCGTATAAATAAACCACAAGGAGATTTAACCATGGAAATCGTACTTTTCGCAGTAGTTGTAGTAGCACTAGGTGCTTTCATTTATTACAATCGTAGCTCTAAGGGCTTAGACGTAAACAATGATGGTAAAGTAGATGCTGCTGATGCTAAGGCCGCTGTCCAAAATGTGGTAGAAGGTGTAAAAGCCACTGCCGATGTTAACAAGGATGGCAAGGTTGATTCTGCTGATGTAGCAGTTGTAAAAGAAAAAGCCAAGACAGTTGCCAAAAAGACAACAGCCAAGGCTAAAGAAACTGTTAAGAAATCAGCTGGTCGTACCCCTAAATCAAAGGCCTAATCTTTTAGCTTCTTCGTAGAGTGCGAACGATGCTAAATTTTTAGCTTTGCTCTCGCACATGATGTCGAAGTTTTCCCTAAAACTCAGTGCCCATTCATTCACTGCTGTATTCCAGTAGAAGTCTGAATGTGCTCTGAGTTTTGCTTTTTTATACCCACTTGAAAGTAAAGATTCCATGATTGGGAATTGATCTCTTGTGTGTCCAACAAGAATATCTTCACGGCTAACGGAATAGTGCATAGCAGGACGAACACCGCGCCAACTATCGATGACCTTTTTGACGCTGGCATCTGCTGGAGCAATATACTCACCTTCACGACACCAGTGATGATGTATGTCAAGCACAATAGGAACAACATCAGAAATACTAAGACAGTCATCTAACCCCCATGCATTTTCTTCATTTTCAATAGTAATAGTATTACGTGCTTCTGGAGTTAACCGAAGTAACGCAGCACGAATTCCATCGGGGCCTCGTCTACCCGCGATATGAACGTTGATTTTAAAGTCTTGAAACGTTTTACCATATTCCATCCAGCGAGCCATGTCCACATGATATTCAAATTCCTCTATTGAACGATTTACAATATCGTCTGACTCAGATGCCAGCACAGTAAACTGACCAGGATGAAAACTAAGCCTAACATTATTCTTGCGGGCCACTTCGCCCACGGTTCGAAATGCTGTTTCGCAATAGGCTCGGACATCGGGAGTCCGCCAAAACCAACTCCAAGTTGGCTCAGTGTACACAGGAAGGATATCGCTACTGAGTCGTACCATTCTAAGATCTTCATCTAATTCTCCTACTCGTTGTACAAGTAAGCGGCACGATTCAATGTTCTGTTCCATAAGGGACCAGAGTTTTTCAGTAGCCACGTCTTTAGTCTGTCTATTTAACCAGGCTACGGTAGTACTACCGGTATTGTATTTTTTACAATCATCTTTGGGTTTGATCCCATCTACTTGTGTAGGAGAATCAATCCACTTGCAGGCAAAACCTATACGTTTAGTCATGCAGTAATTGTATACTCATTACCGCCAATTGTCAACAATTACAGGATCCATTACTTCATGGGGATTAGGAGTACCGTGGAATGCCAGTACAGAAGTTTCTGTAGGAATAATTGGATTGGCAATATTTTTAAAGTTATAGCCGCTGCCTTGCCTAACCAATTCTTCGTGCTTTCTTATTTCCCATTTATAACTGCGTATCCAATCTGCAGGAAAGAATTCAATTTGTTCTCTACATACACTCCAGATATAATCTTGATCTCCGTGAAATTTTTTACAGATACCAGGATCTTGTTCTATATTATTCCACAAATGTTCGTAGTGATCACCTTGCCATCTTAACACGGCACTTCCTAGTTTTGGAGGTCTTGTTCCCCATATGCGACCAACATCCTCAAGTCCTACAAATTTACCAGAATTATAATTTACAAAATGATCAATGTTCCTTACAATGACCATATCTAGATCAAAAAATAAGTTGATATCTTCCTTGTAAAAATGGCCGCGTTTAAAAATGTAAGGTTTCCACCACCAACCTTGAACAGGATTGTTTGGCAGTATTCTTACACTGATACTAGGATTAAAGTCTGTAGGGTCATCTGTAAAACAGATAAAATTGTGCGGCACAGTTAGATGCCGTTGTATCATACTGTAAAGATTGTTTACGTAGTTGGCACCGTATTTTGTACCATGCTTGAGACAGATTACGTTTAACATTACCAGTGTCTAATTACGTTGGCTATAATAAACAAACAGGTTACCACATGAATTATAACCCAAAAAGTTTTGAGAAACAATGCGATCCTCGCTTCACGTACAGTAAGAATTGGAACATCCGGACGATCTTCGTCTGTTTGTCCCATTAGATGCCCAGTTGCCCGAGCCCATATTTTTTCTAAACTATTCATCCTTCGTATACAGCTGAATTTCCTGCGTGTTCAAATACTTCTGCTGAACGAAGACGTACACCTTGTCCAACAGGATAACGTGCTTCAAACACACGACCATCAGGATGTGTCCATCCTCTTCCTTCTTGATATGCTTCTAAAATTTCGTTCATTGTACGATATACCAGTTCTGCAAACTTTTCGCAGCCAACCCCATCTACAATTCTAAGATCGCACAAAGCCTTACGTTCATGAGGTTTAACATTTACAATTGATCCTGTTCCTGATACAGGAGGATCTCCCAAGTGACTCATTTGCCTAAAAAAGCTTAAGTGGGGGTCATCGTTAGCAACCACCAGAGTGTGATCAAATTGCCATTCTGACCATTCTTTGAATGCTTTGAGTCCACCAAAGTCCATGACCCAATTGCGATCATCTAAAGTTTCAGATTCGAAAACAAGTTTGATTCCAATACTATATCCGTGGATTAATGAACAATGACTGTGCGTTGAACGCCATTGTCTAAAACAGCAACTAAGACCTCTGTCGTTGCCATATGTTTTTGTTGAAAGATAATTTGCCATCTCTAGTCTCCTTATGAAAAATGAGCAAGTTTGATGACATGCAGAATTTATAAAGCGGGGTGAATGCCATTGAAGACCGCTGTGTGTTATTATACAGAACTATTTATGAAGTTTGCAAGACCCTGTAAATTTTCTTTACTGACATTGGGCAATTGCCACTCTCTAGGCAATTGCCATTCATCTTCATTGTAAATTTTAAATGTTTTCTTTGGATTGCATTCAAACACACGACCTATTTGATAAACCCAATAACTGGGATCTACTTTGGGTTTATCCGCAGTAAGATAATTTTTAGTGTCTTTATAGACATTATTAACTAATCCGTCTTTGCTGTAAAGATCAAACCCTATTAGATTAATTTCATCGTGTCTATTAGTAGCCAACAACACAGCATATGGACCACTACCCCAATGCCATGGATCGTCGGGCCTTGCATTACCTTTATATGGTAAATCTGGTACTAGTCGCACATGTGAATGCTGTTGATATTGATTAATCCAATTGTGTCTAGTATAAATTAACAACTGGGATCTTAATGCTTCATCGACCATTCTACTGTCAACACAGATTAAATGATCAACATGTAGATCTCTATGTATAGCATTACATCCATATTTGACACAGTTAATTTTACTGATATCTATAGATTTACGGCTTTCGCCATTGCCAATTACTAGAGACTGCATTTATGATGGTTGAATTTGTCCAAACGGTAGCCATTGACCAGGAATGCCGGATTGAACACATACCCAACCAATAAAGCTGTTGATTGCTGGTTGTGAATTCCAAACAATGTCACCTACTGAATGATTGCCGCCACTAGGAGGTTCAGTGCCGCGTAGATGTAGTGTGTTATTGAATTTTATAGCACCACTGACCTGTAATTCTGCTCTAGGATCTACTTGGGAAACATTGATCCCTAATTTACCATTAACAGTTACTTTGCTGGGTCCAAAGTTTTTATTTCCTAATTCAATGTCTCCGCTGCCGCTTACTGAAATTCTTGCAGTATTATCAGTAACAATATCAAAGTCGTTGGCAGCATATGTACCCACAGCTCCTCTACTATGTTCAGTGGTTCCTAACATTACTTCAACACCATTTTCTAAAATACTGAACATGGCATTAGGAGCATCTGTTCCAAGGCCTAATCTGTCTGATGAACTATCGTAAAACAAGTATTGATTAATTTGTAGATCGCCATCAACAATTAATCCTTTTAATCTACCAACTTCTTTTAAATTACTTTTTGTTACAGTTGGTCCTAATTCTTTTTCATTTAATACAGGAACGTTGTTAATACTAAAATTTTTATCTTTGCCTAGGTCAATTGAATCAGTACTGAAAAATCTATCTGGACCTGTGGTAGCAACAAATTGTTTAGTTACCAGACCATTGCCAGTCCAAAGTAACCCTTTGCCTACAACAGTGCCTTCCTTGCCTGCTTTGAATTCCACATGCTGTATATTGACCAGACTGACTTCTTGAAATTCTTCTTGTAGTAATAATTTCAGTGCGTCAGTGACTGCGGTAATTTTTTGATCTACATTGCTCATACGTTAACTATTGCTCCAAATGCAGCCCAACGACCGGGGTTACCACTGGCAGTGCAGATCCAACCAGCATGTGATCCAACTTGTGGATTAGTATTCCAAACAACATCGCCCTTGACATATTCGCCTGCTGATGGTGCAACTTCACCATACATATGAATATGTCCGTGATATCTAATTGGACCAGCTACATGCAAATCTACTTCAGGATCTGGATTTTTAACTTTGATAGCTAATTTTCCATGCACTGAAATTTGCACAGGCGCCTGTGTAGTATTGCCTAATTTAATATCGCCATTTTGCTCTACGCTGATTCTTGGTCTGTTATCAGTAACAATATCAAAAGGTAAGCTGGCATAAGTTCCAACCATACCTCTGGAACTTTCTCTGGTGCCTAACACTACTTCTATGGCATCTTCTGCTACGCTAAGTGCAGCATGAGGAGTATCGGTGCCTAGTCCTAATCTATCACTGATTGAATCATAGAACATGTATTGATTAACAATAATGTCTCCATCTACTGTTAATCCTCTTAGTCTACCTAATTCTTTAATGTTACTTTTAGTAACACTAGGTCCTAGTTCGTTTTCGTTTAGTACAGTCACATTGTTTATAGACAAGTGACGATCTTTTGCCAAGTCTAAATTTTCTGTGGAAAATAAACGATCTGGATTAGCACTCATAACAAACTGTTTGGTAATTTTACCACCAGTCCAAATAATACCTTTACCGTAGTATGTGTCCTCTGATGTTGATTTAAACTCTAAAGGACTGAACTTTTCTAATTTTACATCGGCTCTAATTTCGTCAACTTGTAATAGTCCTGCTTTGAGCAAACCAGCCACTTCCATACTTTGAGCAGTGATGTTACCTTCTACAGCAAGATTATCTTTGACTGTGTTTACACGTAGATTATCAACTGCAATTTCTTGATCTGTAATAGTTAGCTGAGTTTTTGTAGCACGATCAGCGATACCAGTGCTGGCAAAATTAACAATCTTGCCTCCATTAATATGGTCCCCACTCAGGGAACGTTTTGGAAGATTTTGAAGAAAATGTTCAACGTTTACATTGGCTGCAGCCTGTGATTTTATGGCTGTGCCCAGTAATTCTAATGCTTGATCTACGGTAGTTTTGTTCATGATTTAATATTTATCTACCTATATTTTATTCAGGATTGGGCGTGTTAAAAGAAGTGTGTTCTTTGTTAACAAATTCTAAAACCTGCTGATCTGCAGAAAGAATCTGCACACAATTTTCTTCTGTAAGATTTTCAAAATGATCAAATGATTTTAAAATTTTGTGTCCTGGATCTAGAGGATTTATTACATAAATTTCAGTGCGTTCACTGTATTTTCTTATTTCAATAGATTTTCCGTTTATATTTTGATTAGTTCTAAACAATAAATCTTTTTTATTACCAAGCATAGAATACCTCCGCTCTCCATGACCAACGAGTTAATGAACTAGTTGATGGACTGTTTCTGTTTATAAATCTTAATATTACGCTAGATCCTGAAGCTACAATTAATGCTTTTCCAGCATTAACTGCTCCTGCTGGAAAGTTAGTAGAATCCGTATTAAATGCACCGTGTTCTAACGCTGCACCTTCAATAGTCCAGGTTGAGGTTGCATCGTTATACCAAAGTCCTTGGATCCAAGATTTATGCAATCTAGCTCTAGCTGTCGGAGCACCAAAATCATTTTCGTATATGGCAATGCAACTAATCCTTACAAAGCTGTACCCGTTACTAAATGGCCATAATTCTGAAGTGATATCAAAATCTGTTTGAGTATCAGTATTAAATTGACTGAAGGCATCGACAAAAACCGAGAATCCAGCGATGCCCTGTCTTAATCCACCGCCAACACCGCTGGAAAAAGTATATGTATTACTACTAAGTGAAGATGTACTAATTGAGGTAGAGCCATTAATTGCTCCGCCCACTCTTAATGCTCCGCTGATTCCTACTCCACCAGTTACCACTAATGTTCCAGTTGTTGTGTTAGTACTTGCAAAGCCTGCGGTGAATCTGGTCTGTCCGTTAGATTCAAGAGTTGTAAAATTACCTGCTGCTCTAGTTGTAACACCAATACTCATTCTATTAATTGAACCTGCGGTAGCTGGGTTGATAGTAACAGTGCCAGTCCCTGTTGGTGCTAACGATAAGTTAGCATTTGCTGGATCTAATGTCACTGTACTTGATGCAGATATTGTTGAAGCATTGATAGCAGCACTAATTGTTCCTGCGCTAAAATTTCCAGTTACCGCTTCTCTAAATACTAATGTACCAGCAGTGTTTGCAGAAGTAGCGTTAGACGTAATAGTATAAGATGTTCCGTCAGCAGCATTTGGTGCAGTTGCTGATAAACCACTACCGCTAACACCGACTGTAATAGCATACTGACCAACGGTGCTGGTCCCTAGTGTAATAACATCAAGACCGGAAGTTGTACTTATGGTTATGTCTTGTGTTCCGTCAAAACTTGCAGTTCCTGTAATAAATCCAGACAGTCCAATGTTTCTAGCTGTGTGTAACTTACTGGCACTATTGGCCTGTAAATTGTTAACCTTGGTAGTTGATACAACTGTAAATGGTGCAGTACCATCTGCTATAGTGGATTCAACAGTTGTAAATCTTCCTGTGGCTGCGGTCGTAGCACCAACTGTCATGTTATTAATAGAACCAGTAGCCCCAGATGACATGGTAATTGCACCAGCACCTGTGGTAGTATAACTTTGATTATTAGTTGTGGTGTCTATGTTTATTGTACTATTTGCACCCAATGTAGTAAACGCACCAGTACCTCTAGTACTTGCACCGATGTTTGTATTATTAATGTTACCGGCAGTAGTTGGATTAACAGTTAAACCACCCGCTGGTTGTATTGTAACTGTTCCAGTACCAGTCGGAGACAATGTTGTATTAACATTGGCACCATTTACATCGACTGCTCCTGTTAAAGTTGTTGTGCTGTTGGCAGCTAGAGTAGTAAATGCACCAGTACCTCTAGTTGAGGCTCCAACATTCATATTGTCAATAGAACCAACTGTTCCAGAACTAATTGTTAGGACGCCTGCACCTGTGGTAGTAAATGATGAATTATTAGCACCTGCCGAAAGCGTGACAGCATTATTGGCAGCTAAGGTAGTAAATGCACCAGTTCCTCTAGTTGAGGCACCGACATTCATATTGTCAATAGAACCAACTGTGCCGGAACTTACAGTGATAGTACCTGCTCCAGTCGTTGTATAACTTTGATTATTGGTAGTTGTATTAAAAGTTACAACACCGGTGAAAGTTGCAGTACTATTGGCACCTAATGTAGTAAATGCACCAGTACCTCTAGTACTTGCACCAATATTGATATTATTGATGTTACCGGCAGTTGTGGGATTAATTGTAACAGTTCCAGTACCAGTTGGACTAATGGTCACATTAGCATCTAAAGGACTTAATCCAACAGTTGAATTGGCATCTAATGTAGTAAACGCACCAGTTCCTCTTGTACTTGCACCGATATTTGTATTATTGATATTACCAGCGGTAGTTGGATTAATAGTTAAACCACCCACTGGTTGTATTGTGACAGTACCAGAACCAGTCGGACTAATAGTTACATTGGCATTTGATGGACTAAGACCAACAGTTGAATTGGCATCTAACGTAGTAAATGCACCAGTACCTCTTGTACTTGCACCAATGTTTGTATTATTAATGTTACCAGCGGTAGTTGGATTAACAGTTAACCCGCCAGCTGGTTGTATTGTGACGGTACCAGTTCCCGTAGGCGAAATTGTAGTGTTGACATTACTGCCGTTGATGTCAACTGCACCAGTTAGCGTAGTTGTACTATTAGCGGCTAGTGTAGTAAATGCACCAGTTCCTCTTGTACTGGCTCCAATACTCATATTATTAATAGTACCAGCAGTGGCTGGATTGATTACTACGGAACCAGTTCCTAATGGACTAATCGTAGTAGTAACATCAAGACCGTTAATGTTAACAGTGCCTTCTAATGTAGTTGTTCCGGTGGCAGTCAGTGTGGTAAATCCGCCTGTGGCTTTTGTTACAGATCCAACCGGTGTTGCCTGTATACTACTAGCATATATCGCACCACCTACTCCGAGTCCTCCGGTAATTCTCACTGCACCTGAAGTAGTATTAGTAGCTGCCTGACTGTTTTGAAAGTTTGTTACTAGGGGAACATTGCCGCCTTCAAAGGCAGCAGAAATAGTAGAGTTAGCATTTATTTGAATAGCGTCGCCTGCTTCATTAGGCACGAATTCAATGAAGTTGCCCGCGGTTAAAGTTAAACCGTCATCAACATCATCAGCTGAAATAGTTACATTATTTGGTTGGAGGATGATGCGTCTAAAAGCATCTGCTACGGCAACTCGCCCAATATCAGGCATGGATAAACACTCCTTATTTGGAGTATTTATCCGCCTATATTTACATTGATTATGCTACTTTTAGTAGAATCACATCTTCATTAATGCGTCCGTTCATTTTAGTGTCTGTAGCATTAATATCATCTAAAAACTTGCGCAATGCTACTTTACCAGCAGCCTTAAACTCTTTGAGTTTTTCTTCAGGTTTGCGAATAGTTTTTTGAATGCTGGTGTTTTCGTTAAACCCTGTAATTGACGTTCCTTTGACACTTAACTCCATGTATTCGTTAGCAACATACTTGCCAAGTTTACGTGTTTTAGTGTTAAAAATCCACAATTCCTTGCTACCAATAATGTCAGCAGGATTAATACTTACAAGTTTCAAAGGCTCATCAGTCTTTTTAAATTTAAGTTTAGCAACAATTTTATCCTTGGGAACAACTTTGGCTTTACGTGGTTTACGATTAATTTTGGCTTCTTGTGCCAACATATCGCAAGCACTGAGAATTTCATGGTAAAATGCTACAATTTTTTTGACCTGTGCTTTAGTCAAATGACTGTAACCTTCTTTAAGTTGTTCGTCTTTACCTTCTTGTAAGTCAAGATATTCGTCATACTGACGTTGATAAAAATCTTTAATAATACGAGCGTGTGCAGCTTTAGCGTCTTTGCCTCGCAACAAATTCATGACCTTAAATGCTTTTGGATCAAAAGATTCTGGATCTTGAGAAAAGTTTTCTAGAGCATCTTCAATCTCTTCAGTCATTTTAAAACTAGCTTCTCGAACACGTTCTTGGATTGTAATTTGAGGAATTACAGGTTTTGCTTCGTCAATTTCTTCATCCTCAACGTCATTTTTACCTTCAATAACAATCTTTTGAATTGCTTCACCTAACCATTGTGCAGTGTTGCGCCCCTCGTTAAAGTCTGCACGAACCGGCGGCATTCCTTTTAATAGGTTGGCTGCAATAGCACCCATAGTGACATTACAACGATTATCGCGGGTCTTTTTAAATTGTGCAATCTGATCTTTGCTATATCCTGCTTGACTCATCCAGTTGATAATTTTTGGTTTTAATTCCCTGCCAGAATGCTCTAAGCGATAGTATTCCATAGAGATACGAAACTGTCTGTTGAATTGTTCAGCAGACCAACTTTCGTGACCATCCCATTTTGGACTAACATCACGTTTTGAATTTTCACGAATAGCTACGGATTTACTTTTAGTTGTTGCCACAATTATCTCCTGTGTGTGTTATAAAACAAATACAGTATAGCACCATTTTTTGGATTTGTCAATCTGCATAAAATCGCTCTATGGTAATTAAATCACCATCTGGATTTTCTTGATATATTACGGTAGAAGCATATTCACCTTCTTCTAATGCTTTTTTGGCAAGAGTAAGTGCTTCAGTTCTGCTTTTGGTAGTTTCAACCAATTCTTCGTGACCGTCATCATCTTCGGCCCAGACCTCGTAGAATTCCCAGGTCATGATATATTATTAATCTCCTATTAAGTTAAACAAATTTTTCCCAATCTCCACCAGGCACCACTGCCCAGCCAAGACGTTGGAGATCATTCCGGATCTCGTTGGTTACCATGCCTTCTGGCACATATCCTTTAATTCCATCAGCATCGCCGTTACCTAATCCATCTCCAATACCAGAGCAGTACCAATCGATGTAGTCACCTTCCTGTCGCATGTCTGCAATAATTCCACCTGCTGATCTCCATGAAGCTGACCAATAGTCTTTGTCTGGATCTTGTCTAAGAATTGGAACAACTTCTAGTTTTATAAAATCGTTGTTACATATTGACGCATATAAATTTTGGGCATAAGTTTCGCTGGCACGAACTTTTTCCAAAATCCAATCAGTGGTTACTAGATCGTATTCCATATTATTAACGTGGCTAGCGGGATCATCAAATTTATGATCGTGATGGTCGATTATTTTTTCAAAATAATCAAGATAATCTTCGTTAACTGATTCGCCCTTTTCTGCCTGACGCTTAACATATCCTTCCTTTTGGAAAGAAAAACGATCGGGACTTTTAGACACAGTCTTGCTCATTTGCTTCTTTTAAAACTTTTTTGTTTTCTTTTTTAGACAATCGTTGATTGCGAAAATTTGTTGTATCAACTATAGCAGACTTTAAAGTTTCTGCATAATTTAATGCAGTTTGTTCATTCATTGTTAATACAGTTTCGTGTTCAAGATAGCCCTTAGTTAAGAGAGTCCAAATCTGTTTGAAACGATTTGTAGACCACCAAGGCGATTTTACAGTAGCATAGATAGTTACACTGATACCAATATCCTCTGCTTCTACCCAAAGATTATGAGTGTGATCGTCTGAACCACAGTCACAGACAACGTGATACATTTTAGTATCACCCCAATCATTCTTTTTAAGAATACCTTCTGCTGGTGTCTGTAATTTCATTAATGTAAAATTCCTTCGTCCTTGATATTAAATTTATTAATTTGATCTCTACTGTCGTATATAAAAGAACAAATTTTTTCAAAGTCTTGTTCTGACAAACTAGTTTTATATATCTCTAAACCTAACTTAATTAAGATAGGTGCAACTTCTAAACCAGAATATCCTTCACCTAAAGATTTATCCGTTAAATCTAAAAAGGATTTATACAACTGAATTAGTTTTTGTTCTCGTTCTGAATCAACAGTTTTCATTAGGTCCATAAGCTTTCTCTTACTTTAATCAAACGAATCATCATTGCTTCATCTTCATCATTGTAGGCTTTTTCAATCTCTTGACTCTTAGCCAGGGCAATTTTACACATTTCTGCTTCTTCCTTGTTTTTATCTTCCATATCAAGAAGATGATACCCTTTTTCGCGACGCATGTCACAGTAAGCACTCCATCCGCTGGCATCATAAACATCTGGACGCTTTGGATAGATTTCCTTCCACCAAGTATATAGTTCTAGTATTTCTTTAGCAGCTTTGGCCTGATAGGTAGGCTCTGCTAGATGCTTTTGATCTTCGTCTAAAAATTCTTCGTTGGTTAGAGTCATTGCCCATTCTAGATAAGCAATGCCTGCTTCGGGGCAACGCCAGTTACGATACCAACGACGCCACCATGGATAATCGTATTTTTTCTTATCCTCATCACTCCAAACGCAATGATGCCATGCCTGTTCTATTTCAACAAAGTCAACAAGCTCATTAAAAAGACATGGAAGAAAACGGTTGCCAACATCACGCCACTCGCCGCGAGGAATGTCGCTTGGGTGAGCAGTAAGAGCGTGGGCTTTAGTAACCCAGCGATTGTTGATATAGTAGCGTACATCATTGATCCTTTCTGGAATCCAACACCAAACATCTTGAATGCGATCTAAACCTTCCTCAGCAATCCACCAACGGATTGGATACTTGGCTTTAGCAGCCTCTTCCCATTCGCGCCATTCTTTTCCTGTGCCGCACTTTAACTTAGTGGTGCCACGGATCCAATCAGCAAATGGGGAACAGGTCCAATAATTTCTCATATATAATTCCTTTTCAGACTTAGTAGTCGAACACTTTAATTATATGATCTTTTTAAAAACCTGTCAATATGGCAAAAAAATGAATCAAAATTTTCTTTGGTATCCTGCCAAGTTAAGCATAATTGAATACTGCTCATAGGCTTTTTTTACCGCAGGATTGATATTTCGATAATTTGCTTCTTCTCTTTCTTTGTCCATTAGAGTTTGAAACATATCAATTTCGCCTTTGCTGTGTCGTTGCCATTTGAAGAAACGCTTTTCTAATTCTATTAGAGTACGTAATCTGCCTTCTGGAATTTCCATAGTAATTACACGCTCTGTTTCATATTCAACAACATCGTTGCGAATAATATCAGCACGTTCTGGGTCTGTAAAAAACTTTGGAGGATGGTATCGTGCCCTGCGTTTAGAATCGTTTAGGACACGCACCTCGTAGTTTTCACAAAACTCTGTGACTTCTTTATCCATTTTGGATTAGACTCTCAGTCATCGGGAAGATCGCAGCAATTGCTTTAGCACAGGCCAGAGCCACTAATTGATGTTCTTTCTGTGTGCCGTTGGCTGATCGTAATTCAATAAAATGTACCCAAGACCGTAACGTGCCATTCATGTAAAGTTTACTTTCAATGTTACCTTCTGGCAGTACAGCACGAGCTTGTTCTTTGGCTAGGCCGTTCGAGACAGCCCAAGTGTAGGCTTCCTTAGAGGCTCTAATGACAGCCTGTTGTTTTTCTTCCCATAGACGTGCAAGCTCTCTCTGCTCAGGGTCTGCCATGTCCAATTCAACAGAATTTTGTCTGTTTCTGGTGTCCTGCAACCGTGCTTCTCTAGTGATGAAGTTAAGATCTTTTGTAGGGTCAGCGTATCGTTGACTAAACTCTTGGAAGGAAAAGCTTCTGTGTCGTAGAATTTGTCTTGCAATGTCTCTTGTGGTTGTGATTTCAACACAGGCTGAAACCATTTCCAAGGGACTCCAGTGTGCGTGTTTAACAAGATATCGAATAAGCTTCTCTGATGTCTCTGTATTGAATTGGTTGTTTGGGTTGCTGACACGGGCGCAATACGCAATGAGTTCTTGTGCATCTCCGATTCCCATGTTGGCAAATTCTGCTGTTGGTTGTGAGTAGGATACGAGTTTAACATTCATTTATTTTCTTCTTTCTCTTCATCAAAGCATAAACTTTCCATAGTCTTGTAATGTTCATATGCTTTTTTGAGTGCTTCAAATTTTTCTAATTTTTTTGGATCCGGAACCAAAATAGCCAATCGTTCTTCCATTTTATCCATGAAAGCCTTTAGGCTTTTTCCATCTACTTTAATATCAGTACCTGGAGCCATATCGATTCCATTGGTTCCTATAGTTACTGTCGATGGACTACTAGTCCAGGTATTAGACACTGTATAAGTACCAGACGATGTAGTTGTCCAGTTATATGGACTATAATTTGTTGTGGGAATAGTTACTGAACTAGAAAAATTATTAAGACCGGACAAATCAATTGATTCTATAGGAAGGGGATCTATTGTGATATAATCGACGCCCCCGCCACCAGTAACATGCATGGTATCTCCGCCGACGTCGATTTTATCAAGATCTAAAATTATATCATCTAATGATATAGCTGGTAGATCCTTACTGTTCATATTAAGCTGCCTTGGCTTCTTTACGAGCGTTCTTTTCTTCTGTAATTTCATTGCGGCGAGCTTTGATTAGTTTGCTCATTTCAGCTAATGCTTTACGAGCACGAGTTCCAGCTGCACCATTGCCGCTGGTAAATTTTGCATCTTCTGCCAAAAATGCTTCCATTGCTGATTTAATTTGTTCTACTGTGTTTGACATATAGTCTCCTTTATTTGTCTTTTACTTATAGGCAACCTAGTCTATAGCGTAAAAATCTGGTGTGGTCGGTAGGATTCGAACCTACAAAGGCTGTGACTAAGTCGGCGCCCCATTCCCAAGTGCGTTTCGCAACGGACCGGAGGTCTGCCATATTCCACTCACGACCACATGTAAATTATATATTCTTAATTATAAAAGTCAAAAAAATAGGGCACCAAAGTGCCCTAAATGTAGTTAATCAACTATTGGTCCGTTGCCATTTTTAAAACCAACCGATCCGCCTTCTGCTTCAATACGTTTGATAACATCTTCAAACAAGATTGGAGCAAAGTCTGGGATTTGTTCTACGCATACGCAATGATATCTAACATCAATCTCATCTCCGTATAATACAGCACCGGTTCTAGCATCTACACCACGTGCTTTCTTAACTCTGTTAGAGTGTAAGTGACCATGGATGTTAACACCAAAGCGACCTAAACTTGCTTCGTGGACTGGAATATGACTTAAGATCATTCCGTTCATAATATGATACGCACGAAGCTCACGGAAGTACTCGTTATATTCTGTATCACGAAAAATGTCGTGATTACCACGAATTAATACTTTGTCGCCATTTAATCTACTTAAAGTTTTTAATGCTTTGCGATTAATAACAACGTCACCTAAGTGATAGACCTTGTCAGTAGGCTTGACTCTTTCGTTCCAAGCCTCGATCATTGCTTCATCCATTTCATCTGGATCATCCCACGGCCTTAACTTAGTTCCATCATCACGCAAAAATCGGCACACGCCAGCGTGGCCAAAGTGCGTGTCGCTAACTAAAAATACGCTAGGCATAGTGCCCTCCTTTTTTTACCAATTTTCTACGCCAGAAATGTCAAAAGTGATATCAGCATCTCTGCCCATAACCTTTGTTGTTACAATTAACTTTAGAATAGATCCAATGCCACTGGAACTATCACTTTCTAATTTAAAAGTTTCCACCTCTGGAAACTCTGCTAAAATTTCACTGATTAGTTTTAAATCTTCTTTATGTAGATACATCAAATATCTCCTTCACGCTCTCTACGTTCACGACGTTCTGCCGCTAACATAAAGACTTTTTCATTATCGTTAGTCCAATCTACTGTTTTGGTGGGAATTATAATTCCGCTAGATAAAGTCACACCATTGATAGTATGGGGTTCATTTTCATCATAGGTCCAACCTAAACATTTCATCATACGGTGCTTGACTAGCAAGTTTGGACTACGAAATGCTTCTGCATCACGGAAGCCCAACATAACACCAACTTCTGCTACTGCACCAGAACGACAAACACCTGCATGGCAATGCACTACAACATTCATCTTATTTTCAAGAGCATGTTGTAAGAGTCCGACCAGTTCGCTGGCCTGTTTCTGGCTGCAACGCATAGACTCGTCTAATACTTGATCTTTTTCTTCAACATCTAAAAACTTAAATTGATGTTTCTCGCGAAATTGATATTTTGGCTGGGGGAATTCCATATCCGGATCCACAATTTGAATCAACATAGAATTTACGCCCGCATCTATATGAAATCCGTTACGAACATCGGCTAGCGATACATTTTGAATCCACGGTGTCATAATTTATCCTTTATATATTATATTATAAACCCACTTAAAATGCAAGGAAAATTGGTACCCCTGCCCGGACTCGAACCGGGAACATCTAACACTCCTTTTGAGAGAGCTGCCTTTACCAATTTGGCCACAGGGGCAATAAATAGCATTGAACCATTAGGAGCGAACTAATGAATGGATCCAGTAACGCTATTTGCACTAGCTAACGGAGCAGTTAAGCTAGTAAAAGAAGGGTGTAAACTCTATAAAGATATAAAGGGTGCCGCGGGCGACGTTAAAGACGTGCTCAAGGATCTGGATGACCAATTCCATAACAGATACAAAGATCGTACGCCTACAGTTGCAGAAAGAAATCAATATGTAACCGAGCGTAATCGAGTAGTTGAATTAAACAAAAAAGGTGGAGAAACGACTAATATCTATCAAGAAATTGGTCAACATCTAGGGGCCTATTTTGACAACTATTACAAATGTCTAGCAATATTTGAAGAAGAAGAACGCCGTAACAAAACAGAAGTTTATACTGGCGAAGATAGTCTTGGTAAACGTGCTCTACAACGTGTTCTAATGAAAAAACAATTGGAACACATGTCTTCTGAACTTCGAGAAATCATGGTGTATCAGTCTCCTCCAGAATTAGGTGCATTGTGGAGTGATGTTGAAGAAATGATGCAAACGGTTGGAAAGGAACAAAGAGTTGCTATTACCAATCAAATGCGCAGATACGAAATAGAGCAGCGCAGAAAAAAAGCCAGGAAAGATAAAATGACACATCAAGCAGTTATTGGTATATCTATCTTAACCTGTATATTTTTAGTTTCTTATATGTTCTTGGTAATCATACAAGGAAGAATCGAGCGTGACCCAGAACTTGGAAATTGTTGGGTTCCTAAAGGTTCATATCTTTATAAAAAGTGGACTAATACCGTTTGGGCTACTTGTGAATAATTATAAATCGTTGGCATCTATACAAGTGCCGCCTTTAAATACATAAACATCTGAATCCATACGCAACTGTTCAAATACATGATTGTTTACACACTTGTAAGGATCTTTTTTATTCTGAACAAAATAATAAACGCCGTAACCTAAACCTGCTAATAGCATGAGGATAGGAATATATTTTAAAAAGGAAATGATTTGCGGCATCATTCCTAATATCTGCGGCAGCTTTTCCAGTAGCTCTTTCATACTGTTATTTATTTGGTGCTGATGAGCGGGATCGAACCGCTGACCTCATTCTTACCAAGAATGTGCGCTACCTACTGTGCCACATCAGCTAGTAAATGGCCCGGCTGCTAGGAATCGAACCTAGATTTAGGGTTTAGAAGACCCTTGTTCTATCCATTGAACTACAGCCAGAAACTTGGAGCGGAATATCGGAATCGAACCGATGACTAGAGCTTGGAAGGCTTTCGTTTTACCATTAAACTAATCCCGCATGAAAAACATTATACAGTCATTTTGTTTTTGCTGCAATCTCTTTATAACCTGCTCCGGTGGGGTGAACACCATCTTTTTGTAATTTAGTAATTGGAATTATAACATCATTATAATCTTTTGCAACTAGTTCGACCATCTTTTGTATATGCGGTTTGATAGCTGGCATTATCCAATATACTTTATCTGCATTTACTCTGTTTCTTAACTGTTGTAATTCCCAGAGTGTGCGAACGCCAGAATGATCGTTAGATCCAAGACTGATTATTACAGTTTTAGCTGCTACGGGATTGTCACGATTCTTTTTATTCCAGTCATGACTGTTAATACCGCCTTTACTCAAACTTACACATTCTGGTCTGAACTGAGCAGTACCAACAGCAATACTATCACCTACAATTAAACATTCTAACATTTAATATCCTTTGGAGCGGGTGAACAGTCTCGAACTGTCGACCTTAACTTTGGCAAAGTTACGCTCTACCAACTGAGCTACACCCGCATTAAATGACACACTACTTATCTCATTGTACGCCATGTGTCAGGGCGAAATTAACTTGGTACCACATGAGGAATGTAAGGTACTGCTCTAGGACCACCATACAGTTGTTCAAAAAGTTTTTTAGCCTCTTGCGGTGTATCTGCATAGATTCTTTTCTTTTCCTCACCACCGGATGTTCTTACAGTTGTTTCATACATTGGCATGTCATACTCCTTAATATGGTCCGGGAAGTGGGATTCGAACTCACGATCTCCTGCTCCCAAAGCAGGCGCTTTAAGCCAGACTAAGCTACACCCGGGTAATTGGTTGCAGAGGCAGGATTCGAACCTGCGATTCCCGGCTTATGAGACCGGACGGATGACCACTTCCATACTCTGCGTCAAACTTTTATTGATAGTACTCAAGCCTTATAGGACTGAGCAAATTTCTGAGTGGAGTTCGATTCTCCTCATAAGCCATTGCCCGCAGTTTTATCAGAAGAGAAAGATGGCCCTATTCTTCATGAGTCTGTGCGTCCACAAACGATACCTGCAGAGTGCTATCAATAAAAGTGTCTAGCCACGGTTCCCTGTCCGCCCTAGACTGAGTTGTTACCCTGTCCACTGTATTCTGCTTCTGGCGCCGTTACAGTTCGTACCTAGGATTTCTCAAGTCGCTCCTAAAGAGAGCCTTGCGGTAGATCCTAAACACCGTACCTTCTATCGCTTGGTAATGGCGCACTTTCTTCCTGAAAAGTGTAACAGGGGTCTGTTAGATCAAACCTTCTATTTGAAGGACTTGAGCTGCTTCGTCACTGAGTGGAATCTCAGTTTTAATATTAAGCTCAAGAATTTCGTCATTGAGCTTTTGTTTTTGTTTTTTAAGATTTTTAATCTCGGATTGAATTGCTTCAATCTTTTCCTGTGTCAGTACAGAAGTTGTTACAGTGTCGCCGTAACCATAAATGCGACTACGTGCTTCGTCTTTGAGACTTTTGATTTTCTCAAGTTTACCTTTAAGTACGTCAAGGCTGGTTACTGCATTGCTGTTAGCAACAGCATCAAGTTGACTAATTCTCTTGTCAACATAGGCTGCACGAGCCAACTTAAGATCAATGCCGCTTTCGGCATTAGCTTGACCAACTAGGCCGCGAATGTTGTAGAGTACAACCAACAACTTTTCACGACGAAGATCAGCTTCTTCTAGTTTTTTTTGTGCAGCAGCAATCTCTGCTTCTACATTTTGAAACTCGTTGAGTTCAAGATTAGTTTCAATCTTGATATGTTTGATTGCTTCATTGATGCTGTTTTGTACAGCACTTGCTTTACGTAGTGTGATATTCATCTGTTTCTTTCCTTTTTTTGCCTTTAACTTTGCTCAAATAATCTTTCCAAGTATATTTGCCTTGTTCAATTTCTCTTAGTGCAGTTACAGTTGTTGAGGCATCCTTTCCTTCTACACGTTGCATAGAACCATTTTTTAATTCTCTTGCACGTTGTGATGCCGCTAGCACTAAATTAAATCTGTTTCCAATTTGTTCTACTGCTTTTTCTGATGTTACTTTTGCCATTGCTCGCTCCTTATTATAATGACGGTTCGGTAAAAGGTCAAGTAATAGACCGGACAATTGACAGACAGGATAGCGTATGAGGCATTTCCTTCTACAACGTGCAACAAACAGGCTACAGAGGCCTGAATATTTCCGATCAGCAATTGACAGTCTAATAAAAGATATTTGGAATCGGTTCACTCAAGCACGACACTTTTCAAGAGTGTTTGCCAGATTAAGTCATTGCGGCATGAAGCCACAATATGTCTATTCTCATCTACCTTTTACTTCACCGGTTGCAACATTTCTGTTACAACAAAACTAGTATATGATAAAAAAAGACTTTAGTCAAGTCTTTTTGAAAAAGTGACAATCTTTTTTGTGTCAGGAAGATTGTCAAACCCCGTGAGCGCAGCCCATCCTGTTTTCGCGTCAGCGGAGGCGGAATATGGTTACAGGTCCGCCTTAGATATTTGGCTCCACTGGCTGGGATCGAACCAACGACCAAGTGATTAACAGTCACCTGCTCTACCGCTGAGCTACAGTGGAATATTCTTAATTATAATCTTTTTTAAAACTATTGTAAAGTTCTTTAGCTATTAATTTATGACCTTCTATGTTTGGATGGCCGCATTTATATTGAAATATTTTATGATGATCTAACATTGAACTAAATTCATCAACCCATTTTAAATTATTTTTATAATAGTCTGGAATAGGCGGACTAGGATTAATTCTAGTAAATCTATAATTTATATTCCATTTGTCAAAAAACGATGCTAGAGAATTAAGATGAACTAAAAATTCTGAAATAAACAGTTCATCAGATTCGTAAAATCTATTTTGTAAGTACTCGTATCTATTTTGTTTAACATTAGGAATTACAACATCTAATTTTATTAAATTAAATCTATCAAATTTTTCATCATAAATTTCATATCTTGATGGTTCAGTCCATTGTATAACTGCAACCCAGTCTGATAAATTTTCGTTATTTTTTATTTTATCTATAAAAAAATCAAACGTTGTTCTAACTATTCTTTGATTTGATCCACACCCAATTGCAAAATTAACTGTTTCTGTACAATTTAATAAATTTGATAAATGAGATGGCCATACAGAAGACAGCCGATAATTTTTTTTATCTTGTTCTTCTTTATTAAAAAAACTAGGCCATAATACTCCATCAAAACCTTGTTCTTCTAAGATTCCGCCGCCCCATGTGTGGCTGCATCCATTTGCAAATAACTTCATAGACAATTGGTGCTGGAGAAAGGATTCGAACCCTCGACCGCCTGATTACAAATCAGGAGCTCTACCAACTGAGCTACTCCAGCGTTTTTTACTTACTGCTCGATTCTAATTGTTTAATACGATTACGAATCTTTGCTTTATCTTTTGGTCTGCTAGATTTCTCTAACATGTCATTGAGTTGCGCAAGATTTAAAGGACCAAGGCGTGTTTTTCCTGTCTTGGTTTTCATTGGATCACCTTTCTCGCCCATAATTATCGTCCTTGTCCTCTATATGCTTTGCGAGTTTTATTACTCTTATTCGCAGTAGATGTCTTACTACCATTTTGACAAGTATTTTTGTGAACTCTTTTATGAGTACCTGCTTGACCTTTAACTGCCATAATGTTTCCTTTTTGTTATTTGGTGGACCAGACAGGACTTGAACCCGCCACCTTGACCTTGCAAAGGTCCTGCTCTCCCAGATGAGCTACTGGCCCTAATTTCATTTACCGAAATGTTTATCTAACACTTCTAATTTATCTTCATATTCAGCAATGTGTGCTATTTCATTTTCCATTGCAGTCATCCAATCTGTGTGATCATGTATAGCAATTGGATTATTTAACATTACTTCTACATTCATGCGATGCTTTTCAACATGACTTTTGAAGTGTGCTTTTGCAGCTTTGAGTAATTGTTCTCTCACGATAGTTTCCTTAGGATTGTTGTACTGCTTTAGATTCTGCTAAACGTTTTTGATACTCTGATTCGGACAATGAATGCCATCCGATGCACTTTCCAGTTGGACTACGACCGCAGCCACATTTACCAACTTCATTATCGTTTTCTTGCAATTTAGGTGTCATAGTGTTCTTTCTAAAAATATTATCGTAGTTATCTCTGTAAGATTTTGATGCTGACTTAGTCTGAATGGAATCCCCAGTGACATCATTCTTTGCTACCATTATCCCTAGATCCTTCGTTTCGTTTACCTTTTTCTCTCTTGGGCTGAATAGCTGCTGCTAATTCTGCTTGAATAGCACTACGTTTAAATGCGCCACGTTCGTGATTATCAATAATAGTTGCTATCAATCTTTTGGACTGCTTACTTAACTTAAAGTTTGGACCTGCTTTTAACATTATTTTTCCTTTTATAAACTTGGCGGAGAGTATAGGATTCGAACCTATGCGCCACTTTCGCAACGACGGTTTAGCAAACCGCTGCCTTAACCACTCGGCCAACTCTCCAATTCTGGTGCCTCTGGCAGGACTCGAACCTGCACACGCCGGCTTATCTGGCCGGTGCTTTGGGGAGATATAAGCTCCCGTCTTTACCAATTAAGCTACAGAGGCCTGATACGCTGGTGCATCGTAATGGAGTCGAACCACTGACATTCGCCTTGTAAGGGCGACGTTCTACCGCTGAACTAACGATGCATTAATTTCTTTCTACAACTAATTTATCTAAGTAAACTTTAACTTCATCAAAGTTTTGAAAAAACACAGTTTGTCCATCAATGTCGAGTTGCCAAACTTCATCGCCTTCCTGAGGTCCTGGTTTTTGTTCTATAGAAAATTCTATTCCACCAAGAGCTTGTTCATATTTCTGCATTAATTCTGCAAATTCAAAAAAGTCAATATCTTCTTCCATAATATTCCTTGGTGCCCCAGAGGAGACTCGAACTCCTAAAATTTGGCTTCTAAGACCAACACGTATACCAATTCCGTCACCGGGGCATAAAAATTTAATTATTGCAGAATTACTTAGTCTTGTCAACAACTTTTCCTATTTTTTCTAATGCATCTTTACGCATAAGGAATTGTCTTTCTTGTCCTGGTCGATGAACAACAAGATATTCCACTCCATCTATAGTTTGAACAACCTTAGGATCATTACAATAAAATTGTTCACTGTTCATACGATTTTTGAATAATAAGGTTTTCATGTTAATCTCCTTGTTCTGGTACGGATGGAGGGACTCGAACCCTCAGGACTCAGATTTTAAGTCTGATATGTATACCAATTCCATCACATCCGCATATGGTGCTGCCTCTAGGAATCGAACCTAGTTCAACGGCTCTTCAGACCGCCGCTATGACCACATCAGCTAAAGCAGCATTGGGGTGTCCTACGAGTATCGATCTCGTACTTCCAGTTTCACAGACTAGTATGCAGGCCACTACATTAAGGACACCATTGGCTGGGGATGATGGACTCGAACCACCGAATGCCGGAATCAAAATCCGGTGCCTTACCAACTTGGCGAATCCCCAATAACTGGCCGGTCCTGCAGGATTTGAACCCACAACCTCCTGTTTCGAAGACAGGTAGTCTCTCCAGTTGACGTAAGGACCGATTAAATTGAATTGTAGCCCAGTGTCCTCAGGTTTATCACTAGTGTTTACGCATACAGAGCCGGACTTCCTTATGCGGAGGTTTTCCAGGACATGTCACTTGAGATACTTAACCAGCGGCAACCAATCTGCGCGGATCTTCCGATCCGCTGGGAGTTGAACCCACATCTGCTTTACACTGTATTAAGTTTCGAACCTCTCAACAATGTGTTTTTCTCTTGCTGACGCTACAAACTTGGTGCCTGTTCGTGGGAACGATCCACGGACCCTCGCCTTATCAAGACGATGCACTACCACTGAGCTAAACAGGCATGGTGGTAATGGAAAGAGTTGAACTTTCACTGAACACCGTATGAAGGTGCTGCACTACCGTTATGCTACATTACCATATAGAAACACACGAACAACAATGTGCT